TATTTAGACCAAAATATTTACAGTTGAACCAGCAGTTGTATTTTCAGAAGAAACTACGGTTGGTTCTAAAGTAGTAGTAGTATTTGCAGTTGCAGTTGCAGTTGCAGTTGCAGTAGGTGTATTAGTTTCTGTTCCAGTGCTAGCAACTTGTGATCCAGTTCTTTTAACTTTACGAAGGAAATTTTTATGTTCTTTTTTGATAGTGATACCATTTGCAACAGGATATTCAATAGGAACGTCTAATTTAATTCGGCGTCCAACATATTGATGTTGTTTTTTGGAACTATTTTTGGTGCTTTCAACAAGAAAGAAACTAATTTCACCATCATCCATATTACCACTTTTTTCGCGTGTTCTAACGATTTCGGAAAGTGCTTTATTAGCGGCTTGATAAGGAGATTCACCATTATAACGTCCATATAATTGACCGCCTGCTTCTAATTTAACTTTGAAGCTTCGACTTCCTCCACGTCCATTAGTTTCACTTTCAACTTGATTTGTATTTTCAGTAACTGTTTCAACTTGTGAAACTTGAGAAACTTGAACTTCTTGATTTTGAATTGTAGTAGCTGACATTTTGTATAATATACAATATACTGTTAATAAATTTTTAAATTATTAACGCATAATAATTAAAAAATAAAAAAAAATTATAAAAGATGATATAAATAAAAATTATTAAAGATAAATAAAACAGTAAGATATAATAATTTAATTATTATTAACAATAATAGGTATTTTACGAGGTCGTCCTCTTTTTCGTTTAATAGCAACACTGTCTGAACTATTAACATTCACATTAATCTTACTGACACTAATACTTGGTGTATCACTATTAGTCAAAATTGATGATAAAGTAGTGGCACCACTAATCAAATCATCAGTGTTGTAATCAGTTGGCATTATGAAAATTTTACTTAGATTTGATTTCATATCGGAAACATCTGAATCACTATTTGATACTGGGCTCATATTAGGTGTTGAATTTGCTGATGCATTCGCATTTGCAATCATTTTTGCTTTAATTTTTTTCAACATAATATCTGTTAGATTATTATCAATAAGGACTTTTTCATATGGAAATATTTTTTTGAAAGCTTTAGTGATGGTAACTTCTGAAATATTAAAAACATCAGATATATCTTTTTTTGGGATATCAAGTTTATAGATATGAGATACCAATAAAATAGATCCAGCAGCCATAGATGTAGGCTGATGATCTGAAGCAATATCTAATTTATTAATATTTTCAGCGATCCTAATAGCAACATCAATATGTGCTTTTTTAAGTTTAAGTCTATAACCAAATCGTTCAATAAAGTCGTGAGCGTGTGATGAATGCAAATTATATGTAAGACTTTGGTAATTAATTAGTTCCAAAAATTTGCGACATCCTTTTGTAACCTGTGTCAATTTAAGTCCAAATATATCGGCAATCTCTTTGGTAGATCGTGGCGACCCTTGCAATTTAGCACCATAATAAGCACAAGCTGCAATAAGACCACTTCTATTTAATCCTCGAATAATAATAGTTTTGCCTTTGTTAGTTCCATCATTGTGTTTGATTTCTGAAATATTTTTATACAGAATTTTTGCATTGTCAATGATCGCCTTAGTGATCTTATATGTTTTCATATTTTTTTCAATATTCTGCAATACATCAGACAATGAACGCTCTTTATATGGCATTTGATTCCAACTCTGAATCATTCTCAAACGACTAAATCCTGAACCACTAATTACTGTACCCATAGATGACTTCGGCAAAAACATATTTGTTGCAATCCCACAACGACCATTCTCTTTGGAACCTTCTTCAAAGTTGGTCCATTCAGGGCGTTGTTCGAATACTTCACCGTTCTCAGCACCACAATCCGCACATGTATAGTTTGACTTATTACTATCCATCACAAGATTTAAAGATTTACATAAACTACAAACTGTACCATCCTCAGTTTCTACTTTATTTTCTACATATTTATCAAATAGAGACCACAAATTATCATCGTTTATATTTTCTAAAAAATCAATATCGTCTGTCTCTATATCTGCCATTATCTATATGTATTTTATTATTTATCTCTTTAAACCATTTAATTAAATTATCAATTTTTTTATATAATTATAATTGTAATTATGTATAACAGAGGAGAATTAAAAAAACATATAAAAAACGAGTGTATGAGATTAGTGAAAAAGAATGGACTAAATTTAAAAAACATAACTAGCCAGACGGAAGAGATGTGTATTGAAGCGATTAAACAAAACTGGTTCGCTATTTTATATGTAAAAAGAAAAACGTATAAAATATGCAGACTCGCGGTTAAATTAAATGGACTATCATTATATGCTTTTAGAGATGTACGATTTAGTAATAACAATACGATTCACGACAAGAAGATATATAGATTGTATAAAACAGCAGTTCAACAAAATGGATATTCATTGGAATATGTTGAAGATCAAACTGATGAAATATGTAGATTGGCTATCATTGATGACAGTTATTCTTTACAATTTGTAAAAAATAAGACAGAAGAGTTGTGTCGTTTAGCTGTTAAAAAAGATGGCTGTGCGATACAATTTATAAAAGAACCATCATTAGAAGTATGTAGATTGGCATTACTAAATAATCATAGATCAATGAAATATGTATCTTAAAAAAATGATATTTAAAATTATTATAGACATTTAAAAAATAAATTATTATTAATAGTTATAAAATGCTGTTTGATATATTGGTCTTATTTTCACTATTTCTGTTTTCATACAATTGGATTCTTTTTTTTATACTCTCATTCTTTTTTAAAGTGTTTAAATTTATCGACTATGAAGTAAATAATGTAATTGCCAGTGATAATTTTATATCAAATGATATGGAAGCAGATGAAAATACATCACCATATAAATATAATAGTTTGAACGATTCGTTTAAAGCATTAGATGAGTCTGATTATGGTTCGAATGTTTTGATAAGTAAGAGTTATAAGTTTTTGAAGAAATTTGTGTCGTATCCTTTGGAAATTGTATATTCAAAAAGCCATATTATATATGTTCCACAGATGTATCAGAGGGTGGATAAAGAATTAAAAAAAAGATGTATTCTTGGATTTTTGTATATTTGGAACCTCAATTGTTCTAATAAATTAAAAATGAAAATGACATCTTATTTAATGCAATCATATATGAAAATGATGATGCAAAATGCGAATAATTCAACTAGACCTAGACAACCTCAACCAACACAACCAATGGCTCAATCGATAGATCATTTGGATTAATTATAAAATTTATATTAGAAGCATAATGTATATATACTTCCAATATATAGAAAAAATTGATTTATTAATAATTTAATATAAAGTTATAATATATATAAATTATATTAATGGCTGCTAAACCCGTGAAATCGTCAAAAGGTATTAACTCAACCAAAATGAATGAGAATAAAACATTCACTGAAATGAATGAGATTAATTCCAGATATTATGACAATGTTTCGAAAGAACTGAATACTAAAGATTTGGAGCCGGTAATGGACTTATTGTTTAAAGAAAGATTTTCAAGATACAGACATTTATACGATTCATACAATCAGTTCATTGATGAAACAGTTGTATCTATTTTAAAAGATGGAAATTTTGTATTGGACGAGGAAGTGAAGTCAGATGATAACAAAATAGTTAGACATTTATTTCGTTTTTCAAACATATCATTTCATGTACCAACGGAGGACACTCCGGAGGAACCAATTATGACACCACAAATTGCACGTATAAAGAATTTAACATATGCAAGTAAATTGACAACTCTTGTGGAACAAGTTCAAGAGACAGTAAATATTTTATCGGGAGATAAGACTGAAAAAGTTTTATATTCTGATACGATATCAATTGGTAAAATTCCAGTTATGTTAAGATCTGCATATTGTGTAACACAACCATCAATTGCTCCTAATATCAAAAACACTGAATGTCAATTTGATCCTGGATGCTATTTTATCGTCAAGGGTAGTGAGAAAATCATTCTTTCTTTGGAAAAGATATCTGATAATAAACTATTGGTATTTTTAAAGAAAGATCCAACATTTGCATCTGGATTTACATACACTTGTCAAATTAACAGTAAAAATACAAACGTCCATTCTAATCTTCAAATATGTAGTGTCAGGATGAGAAAAGATTTGTCAATTATCATGAATATGACACAATTTAGTGAAATTCCGATCTTTATTATTATGAGAGCATTAGGAATTGAAACTGATATGGATATTTATAAATATATTGTATATGATATGAATGATGTTGATATGTTGAATATTATTAAACATTCGATGGATAACACATATGATGAAGTATTTAGATCTGAAACTGGAGAACCAATAGTTATTCGTACAAAAGTTCAAGCTCTGAACTATTTAATGAGTAAGATGAAAAACAATAAAAAGTATTCAGAGGTTGATGCGAATGAAAAGGCTATGCAAAAAAGGTCAGCTTTAATAAATATTTTGAAGAATGATTTTTTACCACATATGGGGAATGATGAATATAGTTTAATAAAGAAAGCATATTTCTTAGGTTATATGGTTAATAGACTTCTATCTTGTTATCTTGGTAGAATTCAGCCAGATGATCGCGACAGTTATGTTAATAAACGTGTTGAATTACCTGGTCCATTATTTGAACCATTATTCAAACAAAATTTAAGAAAAGTGATTAATGAAAGCTCTAAACGTTTTAAAAAGAAGAAGAACGGAGACAACATTCCAAATGTGATAGGACAGATTCAACAAAACATTATTGAATTGGGAATTAATCAGGCACTTTCTACTGGAACATGGGGTTCAAGTAAGAGAAAGGGTGTCGCTCAAGTTTTACAACGATTGACTTATTTACAGTCTCTATCTTATTTAACCAGAGTAATGACACCATCAGTTGATGCATCTAATAGTAAAGTTATTAATATGCGTCATGTTGATTCTCATTGTTATGGTTATATTGATTCGATTGAAACACCGGAAGGTCATAAGGTTGGATTGATTAAAGGTTTATCCTTGTCATGTATTATTACATTAAATATGCCGATACAAGTAGATTTAATTAAGAACATATTATCTAATCTTCCAGCAAACATTAAAATATATGATTTTGATATGCAACCAATCAGATTTAAACAATATACTAAAATATTTTTGAATGGAATTTGGTTAGGTATGACAGATACTGGTAATAGTTTAATTGAATATCTTAAGGAGAAAAGATTGAGAGGTGAAATACATCGACACGTAGGAATTAGTTATAATAGAGCTAATAATGAAATCAGGATATTTACGGATGGTGGTCGTATGGTTCGACCTCTTTTACGAGTAAAGAATAATAAATTGATATTAACGAAAGAAATCATTAATAAGATCAATCTTTCAATGGTAGATAATCCGAATAAGATTAATAATTTCGCTCAACTATTAACTCAACATCCGGACATCATTGAATATGTTGATGTTGAAGAATCAGAGAACATAATGGTTGCGATGTATGCAAAAGATGTTGTAGAGAATTATGAGAAGATGAGAACACCGATTGAAAACCCACAATTTCGTGGTGATAGTGTTAATAGATATATTAATATGTATAAACGATTTACTCATTGTGAATTCCATCCTATGATGATGTTAGGAACAGTTAGTTCAAATACAGTTTTTACGGAACACAATGTTGCTCCCAGAAACTATTATAACTTTAGTCAGGCGAGACAAGCAATGGGTATTTATACAACAAATTATAGACATCGTTCAGATATCTCATATATTTTGTTTCATCCTCAAATTCCCTTGGTCTCATCTAAAGGGGCTAAATATACTGGCGCAATTAATTTGCCCGCTGGTGAAAACGCTATCGTCGCAATATCTGTCTATACAGGGTTAACTTATTAGGCCCATGTCATAATACAAGTTATGGCAAGTCAGCGTCATGGCTGGCTACGTCTCCAAACTGCGGGGACCTCCGGAATTTCAGATTACTATCTGAATAAGACCTTTAGCTACCAAGTCATAGTGGTGACATTATGATGGCTTCAGTGAAAAACTGAAGGTAAGGTAACAACGCTAAAGTACGGACAATCCGCATCCAAGCCACTCGGGGAAACTCGAGTGGAAGGTTCAACGACTAAATGGTGACGGGCTATTATTCTACACTTAGAATAACGGCTCAAGATATAGTCTAGTCCCACTGGTAACAGTGCCTAAATGTAATTATTATGTACCCATGATATTAGTGCATAGTAATGAGTTTTAGGGATCAATGATGTTAGGAGGAAATGCCTAACGGAAGATTGGTATTAACGATAATCAAGAAGACAGTATTGTAAAAAATAAATCATCTACAGACAGAGGTATTTATAGAACGATGTCATTAAAGAAATATGATGATGTTTCCAAGAAAAGTTCAAATACGACGAATGAGGATGAGTTTGGAATAAAAGACAAATCATTAGTCAAGGGTATTAATGAGAATGAAAGAAATTATAACAAGTTTAATGAGAAAGGATTTGCTCCTGAAGAAACTAAGTTAGAAAATGGTGATATCATCATTGCTAAAGTTACTCCCATATCAGATGGTGATGGTAAATTATTTAGGGATGAATCACAATCATATAAGTCAAATGCTGGAGGTTATGTAGATAAAGTATGGTCTGGACTTCAGGACGGCGATGGCTATAATATGATTAAAATGAGAATTAGATCAGAAAGGACCACAATGGTCGGGGATAAATTTTGTTCGAGGCATGGTCAGAAAGGAACTATTGGTCTTCTGTTAAGGAGCGAAGATATGCCCTTTACTAAAGACGGTATTCAACCGGACTTAATCATGAACCCACATGCCATAACATCACGCATGACAATCGGTCAGCTCTTTGAATGCGTCTTATCAAAAACTTCAGCACTTCAGGGTAAAATAACGGATGCAACCCCATTCAATAAAATAGATATAGAGCAAGTGAATGAAATCTTTAAAAAATACGGATATGATGATAACGGTCTGGAAACATTGTATTGTGGTATGACCGGTAAGAAAATGAAGGTTAAGATTTTTATTGGACCAACATATTACTTAAGATTGAAACACATGGTAAATGATAAGATCCATTCGAGATCTCGCGGACCAAGACAATTAATAACTCACCAACCACCCGAAGGTAGAGCATTAAATGGAGGATTAAGATTTGGTAAACCATTATTGCCAAAAAGTCAATACAAAATATTGGCTAGTCTATGTGTAATAGGCGACACAGTCAAATTGCGGGGACATCCTGTTTTGATAGTAGGTATTTATAAATATCACTATTGATCGAACATATAATACTAAGTCATTGGTGTGAATCAGTGATGGACCATGTTAATCGCATGGTGTATAGTAAAAAGTTATATGTTAAGGACAATCCGCAGCCAAGCCTCTAAGATTGAGACGCTAACAAGTGTTTCGTTTTAGTGGAAGGTTCAACGACCAGACGATTGTGGGCTTACAGATAAAATTCTGTTGGCTTAAGGTATGATCTAAACCCACTGGTAACAGTGTTAGGATGTAGCCTTTAATATCTTACACATAACAGTTTATGAATACAAATTAACTGTTAGGATATTAAAGTCGAAATTCTAAGACCTATATTTTTTAGAGGAAATGCTAAGAAATTCATAAGCAAAAATAACGGATATAATATATAACTCCCGTTCAAGAGCTTATAAGGTCGGTATATTTTGGAAATGGAAAGGGATGCGATGATAGGGCATGGAGCAGCCCAGTTTTTAAAGGAAAGATTAGTGGATACATCAGATATTTATGATATTCATGTATGTAATAAGTGTGGTATAATTGCTACTAAAGTAATTAACAAAGAAGCATATTATTGTACTATCTGTAATGGTACAGAAATCAGTAAAGTAACACTACCTTATGCATTTAAACTTTTACAACAGGAATTAATGGCTATTAATATTCTACCAAAAATTCAGCCAGAAATTAATAAATATACTACTCAAAGTTAAGTAAATTAATAATAGCATCTTAAATAGAAGTTAAATGTATATTATACAAGAGCATAATACATACTAAAAAATTGATTATTTTATTCTATAATAAAAATAATATTAAAATATATATCATATACATATATTTTAATGGCAGCAGCACAAGATAATGGACCAATCCGTAGAAATATTCAAGGTAGAAGAATTACCACTAAAAGAGTATCACAGTATAATAATCAAGTTGAATTGACATTAATTGCAAATTATAATTCAATTGATGAAGCATTTCAAGCTACCGGAACTGATAAAGGTAGTATTATTAAAGTATGCAAGGATAAACAAAAGACAGCCGGAGGCTTTTATTGGAGATACACTGATGAAACAGAAAATGAAGCAATCGATTTATCATATTTTGTTCCAATAACAGATTATCCAAAATATATGGTTAATAATAAAGGAGATGTTTATAGTCTAACAACTAAACAAATAATGAAAATTAGTTTAGATAAGTATGGTTTAGGTCATATTAAAATATCAAATAAAATTCAGGAGACAATCAATGGAATAGTTACTGAGAAAAATAATAATAAAGATTTTCTAATACATTATTTAGTTGCTTCTCATTTTGTTCCAAATGATGATCCAATTAATAAAACAGCTGTTAGACATATAGATGGTGATAAGAGCAATAACCATCATACAAATTTATATTGGACTACAATGGAAGAAGCACAAAGAGTGAGTTTGATTGGAAGAAGAGTAAATAATCCACTTGTAACAGAATTGATTTAGATCAATGGAACTAATTATTTTATCAAATAAAAATATATAACAATAATAATATGAATATTCCTATAACAGTTATTGTGTCTTTAATATTATATTATATAATACAGAAGGAAAGAGAAGTTGCGAGTTGTAAAAATATTACAATTGAGAAACAATGTGATGATTCCAAAAGTGTATATTTAATTGATACAAAAATGCAGCCGAATGATAGTTATGAAAAACTATTAGAGAGGTTAAAGAGTGCTCTAAGTTATCATGAAAAGGCAGCAGTTTGGCGCAAGTGCATATTAATTTCTTTTGCTTGTGTAGTCATAGCTCATATAGTTTATAAAATTAATGAACGTTTTGATGATACATATCATTATTTGGTTTTATTATTATGTTTCAGCAGTGTATTGTATTTTTATCATAATTATTTGAACTATCACTATTTTCGAGCTCTGAAAAATAATGGTGAAGAAATTATTAATTTTATTGCTAAGAAAAATTGATAAATCTATCTCATAATAATTATATCATATATATACACGATATATACA